ACGTGCACCCTATCGCTTGAAGTCAATGATTGTTAATGGTGTAAAGAAGCCCGGATGGCGGATGTACAGCAAAGCAATTGTCGAAGCAACTATCGAGAGCTTTCAATCTCGGGGACTTCTTGAAGCTCCTAGGATTGATTGGAATCGACATCCTGATCTATCAATTGAATTGATGGAGAAGTGGACTAAGATTCATTCTCAAGAAACAACTTAATATGACCATGATCCATTGACCTCTGACTGAAAGGAGATACCCAAATGGGTATCCGCATTGAAAACAACGCAACACCAAACGTCGACTCTTATGTAGTTGACACACCAACACCAGAAGTTCTCGAAGAGATCTTCCAAGCAGAAGACGAAACAGAAACTCCAGAACGTTCTTCTGTAATCCAAACCGGTTGGGCAGCAGCTAAGAAGGCTGTACAGAAGTCCAACAAAACCTTCGCAACAGACTTCCGTTTTGACGAGGATGTCCAGCTAATTAAATTCATTGGTAATGAGCCAATGAGCTTTATGCAGCATTGGGTTAATCGTCCAGGAAAGAAGTCATTCATCAGCATTGGTGAGGGAGACCCGCTAATCGCTGTAGGAAGTAAGCCAGATCAAAAGTTTGCGTTTACTGTTCTTAATCTATCTGACGAAGATCCACAACTTCAGTTAATGATTGTTGGAGTTCGTCTATGCGGACAACTTGAGAAACTTGATTCTGACAAGAAGACAGGTCCACTTAATCGTCCTGACATTTACTGGGCTGTAAGCAAAAGCGGTACCGGTACAAAAACATCATACTCAGTTACACCTGTAAAAGAGCGTGACCTTGCTGAGGATTGGGGTATTGACCCTGTAGCAGCTGCAGAGCTAATTAAAACAATGAAGCCACTTGGACCAGATGCACTTCATACATCTACCAAAGCTGAACTTGCTGAAATTGCTCGTGAAATTGCATCAGGTAACTAACCTCAAATAATCGTGTTGGGGGCTCAGTCTCTTGTCTCCTTTCTCTAATGAGCCCCCAACGCACTTAATCAAGGAGCGCAATGAACATCATTACTACATCTGTAGATTTATTAGAAGTAATTGATTACTATTCAAATCAACCAGCATTTGCATTTGACGTAGAAACTGTAGGTAATCACAGAGGAGACCCACGTCAAAACACTGTTACTTGGATTGCTTTAGCAACTCATGGTCGAGTCGATGTAATTCCCATGGGACACCCAAACGGTGAATACTTGCGTACCGAATATCCTTTACTACCCTCCTCAGCAGCAAGAGTTGCCAAAGGTATGGAGTTACGAGAATCTGATTACAGCAAAGATGAACGTAAAGCTGTACGCATCTTTGGTCCAGCACCAGATCAACTAACTGCGGGAGAGGTGTTTAAAGCTCTTAAGCCTTTACTTACTAGCGATAAATTAAAAGTGGGGCATAATCTTAAGTTTGATCTACAAAGCGTTACTAAGTATGTAGGGTCTTTGCCTACCCCAAAGTATTTTTGTACCCTAAACGCTGCATTTATTTTAGATAATCAAAACCGTAATGATCTAGGACTTGATGACTGCTTACAGCGGGAATTCGGTTACAAGATGGTAAAAGGTGTTGGTAAAGAGGTAGAGAAGCACAGCTTTGATGAGGTTGCTACCTACGCCGGTCTTGATGCTGAATGGACTTGGAAACTATACCTAAAGTATCAAGAAGATCTTTTAAAAGACGGGCTCAGTGGCATCTTTAACTTAGAGATGGATGTTCTAGAGGTTATCTGTCGTATGGAACTTCGTGGAGCAGACATTGACGTGTCTGAGTTAGAAACTCTAAAGTCTAACCTTGAAGTTCAGCTAGAGACTTGTAAGGCAACAATTTACCGTCTTGCGGGTAGAGCTATTAACATTAATAGTGTTCCTGAGAAACAAAAGCTTTTGTACTCACCAAAGAAGGAAGGTGGAAGAGGTTTACGCCCTAAGGTTCTCACTCCGGCAGGGCAAAAGCGTGCTGAAGAAGGGTTGCCATCTTCAGTTGCCGATTACTCAGTTGCTGAACCAGCACTTCAAGCTTTTGCTGGTAAAGATCTTTTAGTAGATGCTTTGATTGAGTATTCAGATTTAAACAAGCTATTAACTACGTACGTAATTCCATATCTAGGCGGGGATATAACAAGAACGTTGCTGGGAAAGTCTAAGGTCACTGCTAAGAAAAGCCTCATGTTAAACGGACGCATTCATACAGACTTTGTCCAGTATGGCGCAGAGACCGGAAGATTTTCTAGTCGTAATCCTAATCTTCAAAACGTTCCTGCACCTCACACTAGTAATGGCAAAGCCATTAGAAACCTGTTTGTAGCTCCAGAAGGTCACTCTTTGGTGGTAGCTGACTACAGTCAGATTGAACCTCGAGTTATTGCGTCGTTTAGTCAAGATCGAATTATGTGCGGAGCTTACCTAAACGGGGAGGACATCTACACAACTATCGGAAATACTATGGGCGTAGATAGAAAAGCCGGAAAGGTGCTTGTTCTATCTTTAGCTTACGGAGTAGGTCCTGACAAGATCTCTGAATCAATTGGTTGTTCTCTTGCTGAGGCGCGGGATCTTCTTGATGAGTTCGTGCGTAAGTTTCCTGCCGTTGCCAGGTACAAGAAGCAGGTTGTAAGCGACAGCCGTAAACAAGCTCCAATTCCATTTGTAAGCACCCTTTTAAAACGACGTAGGTACTTGCCAGACCTTCGGTCCCCCGAGGTTTGGAAGAGGGCTAGAGCAGAACGCCAGGCCTTCAATACGGTCATTCAGGGGTCTGCTGCTGACCTCATTAAGCTTGCTATGATTAGGGCTAACAAAATGATTCCAGAAAGGGCTTCGTTGATTCTAACTGTGCACGATGAGTTAGTAACTGTTACCCCAACTGAATTAGCAGAGGAAACTGCCGAACAGATTCGTAATGCTATGGAAGGCATTACAGCGTTGAATGTTCCTATGCTTGCCGATATTACGATTGTAAAACGATGGGGAGAGGCTAAATAATGTTTTGGAGACGTAAGAGGAATATTGTTAATGTTACTCAGGTACCACTTAGCGTTTTAATGCGACAAATTGTTTACGATGCAATGCTCACTCCTACAGAAGGTATTGCAGAGATGATGGGTTTACCCCCTATCTCAGACGAGGTTGCAGACATGGAGCAAGAGGCTCACGAGCAACGTTTAGGAAACATTGCTGGTTTACTCCCTTTCATTGACGCTCATTCAGAGATCCTTGGAAAAGTAGCTACTGCTGCATACACTTTAGATAATCCACTTCCTAATGAAGCAATTCCTGAAGAAAACTTAGATCAGCTACATTCTTTATTTAAGATGGTAGCTTTAGCTTCTTCAGTTTCTTGTATTTCTACTTTAAAAAATATTGGGCTAATTGATTCGAAAGTGACATTAGATAATGACTAATAACTGGTGGGCTAAAAAAATGGGTGCGAACGGTCCCTTACCGGATACACCACCTACGTCTGTTCCTCAACCAAATGTATATCGCCCACCCCAACAGAATCCAAACGTTCGAGTTTCATATGATCCTCAACAAGATCAATTAGTTAGTAAAGCTCAAAGCGCTAGAAATGACGAACGTTGTCCTGGATGTATGTCAGGCAATTACATGGCCCCAGTTGGCACTCAGCGCAAACGTTGTTATGATTGCGGCTATCCAATTGTTCAGGCTGGAACTGGTGTAGGGGGTACCGGAAACGGTGGTGCTCCTATAGCAGCTAAACAGCCTTCACAAAGCGGAGGATTTAATCCAAACATAATCGTAGATAGGATTCAGTAATGTCACTAAGCACAGAGGCTCTAAAAATTGCAGCAGGTATTAACAAGAAGCTAGGTGCAAACACTGTCATATTGGCTGGTGACGCACAGGTTTCTCAACGTATAACTTCAGGTTCTCTAACACTTGACGTTGTTCTCGGTGGTGGCTGGCCTATGAATCGTTGGGTTGAATTAGTTGGAGAAGCCTCACACGGAAAGACCGCAATTGCACTAAGAACAATTGCTGCTAACCAAAAGCTTAACCCTGATTTTACTGCGGTATGGATTGCTGCAGAAGACTTTGACTCTAAGTACGCAGAACTTTGCGGGGTAGACAACAGTCGTGTACTACTTGTAGAAACTAATAGTATGGAGGATGCTTTTGATTCGGTTATTCAATTCATGGAAAGCAAGGCTGTTGACATGGTTGTTGTGGATTCCCTTCCAGCCCTTGTTCCTAGCGCAGAAGATCAAAAACACATGGAAGAATTTACTGTGGGTCGTGGCGCACTTATTACCAATAAGTTCTTTAGAAAAGTGGCGTCGGCTACCAAAAGAGACCTCATCGAATCCGAACGACCAGTCCTAGGTATTATGATTAATCAATATCGCATGAAGATTGGTGTTATGCATGGAGATCCTAGAACCACTCCTGGTGGATTAGGTAAAGATTATGCGTACAGCGTGCGATGTGAAGTAAAGCGTGATGATTGGGTAGAGGTTGGCACCGGAGAAAGCAAGCGTCGAGTAGGTCAAACTATTCGTGTTCGTACTATTAAGAACAAAACTTTTCCTCCACAACAGACCGCATATCTAGACTTTTACTTTGCAGATGGTGGTCCAATTGATGCAGGTGGCTATGACACCGGCAAGGAGATTGTGGCTCTGTCTATTCTTAATGGGGTTGTAGAACGTCGTGGTGGTTGGATGTACTACGGTGATCGTAAGTGGCAGGGAGCTCAGGCTCTTATCGATTCTCTTAGAGAAGAAGTTGATCTTCGTGAAGAGTTAAGTAAGGCAGTTATGAGCACTATTAAGGCTCAACCAATATTGGCTATTGATGAAGAGTAAAGGACAAAAAGAGTCTCTAAAGCACGAAAAGCGTTTAGAGAAATTGGTGGATGGGCAGCGTTCTGCAGCGTCAGGCGCTTTCTGGTCGCGTAAAGGGGATGTAAGAAGTGATGATCTTTTGATTGAGCACAAGTGGACTGGTAAAAAATCAGTAACCATTAAATCAGAAGTTCTTAAGAAGATCACAACCGAAGCTATCCTCGATAGTCGTATTCCGGTATTAGGTCTTCACCTTGATGGCGAGAACTATGTAGTTTTAGGAGAGGAGGACTTTCTTGAACTTCGTAACGCAATCAGAGGTGAGTAAATGGAATTTGACAACGAGCCCAGCTGGGCTTGGAGATATCAGGCTAAATGTCGGGGAGAAGATACAGAGATATTCTTTCCTCCACGAGACAAGGCGCTGTATAAACCAATAGCTAACAAAGCTAAAGCAATTTGTTGGGGAAAGGACGGGCGTCCAGCGTGTCCAGTTCGCAAAGAATGCTTAAAAGAAGCTATTATAAATGACGAGTTGCACGGCATCTTTGGTGGCATGTCACACAGAGAGAGAAATGCAGCAAAGCGTAAGTATGAAAAACAAGGCTTAACACTAGACGAATGGATAGATCAGGATGGCAAATACGGGCAAACCTAAGACGGTTTCGTTAAAGGCATACCTAGACGCAAACAAACGTGAGACTCGTTTAGTTGGCGCTATTGAACGCCACTTGTTGGCTAAGCCTTTTGATAATCGTCGTATGGATATTATTCATCCATCTGACATGATCAAACCTGAGTGGTGTCACCTTGCTCAGTACCATGCAATTAAAGGTAACTATAAAGAGGTTCGTGAAAAACCTACTTTACGTCTTCAGTCTATTTTTGACGAGGGTCATACTATCCACGCTAAGTGGCAGAAGTGGCTCACAGAGATGGGCGTGCTTTATGGTAAGTGGGAGTGCTTTGAGTGCGGTCCTTCAGACTGGGAAGTAGCTTCAGAGTTAAACTTTGAAGATCCTGAATGCGGTGTATTTGAATACCGTGAAGTTCCTCTTTGGAGTAATAAACATAAAATTGGTGGGCACTCTGA